CCTTGATGTTTAGTTCTTCTTCTTACCTATATGGTATTTAGGTACGAGTTCCCAGTTCTGTTTATCTTTATGGGGGATTATTTTCATCTGAGCAAGAGAAACAATCGGATCCCCTGCCTTCTTCTTGTCAACTATGTCAACAAGACCCCATTCCTCAAGGAGGTTTGCGATTGTGTTCCTGCGACCGATGTCTGTATCATCAATGTCTGTAGGCAAACCATCAAGTGCAAACAGTTCCTTAAAATGTACTATGTAGAACTTGCCACGTTTGTGTAGTATATGGCAACTCTGATACAACTTGTTTTCTTTCTTGGAGGAAACTCCTATTCTCGTAAGAGTTTCCCGCACCTTAAGAAAGTCGTCGTCTGCTTTCAATATCACCTCAAGCAAATCCTCTGCCTTGAGGCTTAATGTCCTTTTTTCCATATCGACCTCGCCAATCAATCAAACATTTGCGAATATCGATAATATTTAGCATTTCAAACTCCTCCACGCATTTCAGATTCACGCTTGACGATCTTGGCAATGGTCTTCTTGTCCAAGGTTGCCTTGATCTCTTCTGCCTTACGCACAGAACACCCGAAGATGTCCACGATCTTCTGTGTGACCTCGGCATCTTCCTTCTTTGCCCATTTCCCAACCCGCTTGCGCGGTCTAATGCTATGGAGCAAGAACTCATACTGCATCTGCTTGTCGAGATGACCACGCATATTCATCTCATTTGAGTGCATTATGGTATCGGGAAATTGCGAAAGACCTCTATTCGTGAGATAGGGGGCATACTCAGATGCCCCTCTACCTTCCTCACGAATAAGATTCTTCTTAGTGAGATTGATACTGTTTAGAAAGTCAAATGGTGAATCATTCATTTCTTGAACTCACAAGAAACCATCAGTTCGCTGAGGCAAGCCATCGTATTGATTTCTTGATCTGCGACAAAGGCAGACTTGTATTGGTAATCTGCAAGAGTGAGGATAGCCTGAGGAATAGACTGAGGCTCAAGGATTTCATAGATCGAATCATAGATGCTGCGGAACAATCCGACATGGTCGTTGTCAATGTTACCGGCAACCCACTTTCGAATGGATCCAAACTCCTTCTTCTTCATATATCCGACTAGGTCATTTACCTTATCCGTGGCAGTCGTACCAAGGATACCAACGTCAATCTTCCCACCAAGGGCGTACTTCTGAAGATCATTGATGAGTCTTCGGAAGTCGGGAAAACGCCTCATGACCAATTCAGCAATGACTTTCTGATCATACTGAATCTCCTCCGAATCAAGAATAGCACACACCCTCTTCATCATCTGCTTTGCCATCTTCGGCTTTTCGGTCGAAGGAATGCGGAAGTCGATGATTGTGCATCGGGAATGAAGAGGCTGAATGATTCTATTCTTGTAGTTGCAAGTCAGAATAAACCGACAGTTCTTTGAGAACTCCTCCATGAAGCCACGAAGTGCTGGCTGCATGGATTGTGGATTGGAGTAATCGAACTCGTCTAGGATGACTACCTTGGCACCACCACTAAAAGAAACAGAACTTGCAAAGTCCCGAATCCTAGTCCTCAGGGTGTCAATGTTTCCATCCTCGGAGCAGTTGATCAGAATCCAATCGCACCCAAGTTCATCACACAGAGCCTTTGCAACCGTGGTCTTTCCAACACCAGGACCACCAGCAAGGAGCATGTTTTGAATCTGACCACGATCTATCGTTTCTTCAAATGTCTTGAGAATGTCTTGTGGAAGGACGCAATCTGCAATACGGGTTGGACGGTATTTTTCCGACCACAGATATTCGTCTGTAGCGAGCATTATTCACTCCAATCACTTAGTTTCGGGACGAAGAGCAATCCAATAGGTAACGCCATTCTTTGTGCCAGTAAACTTGGCTACAGCACTACCGCCGATCTCAACCACATAATCATCGGTGAGCATCTTGAGCAGTTCAATGTCAATGTAGACCGAACCACTCGTATTCACAGACTTGGCTTTGATAGGAACCTTGTATGTGTTCGACGCACTGTTGAGTCCAATCTTTCTGTCAAATGCAACAATCTCAATACCACTAGCAGCATTTGGCTTGATGCAGAGGGTATCAAGTTGCAGTACAGAAGCAGCCTTCTGAACCTCTGCAATTTGATTAGACGATAGTTCAAACTCAGCACTGAGTTCTGGCATCTTGATAGTACGGGTTGCCTTCTCAATCAACTTCTCGTCTGCATAGAAGTATTGGATCTCTCCACCCTTCTGTGAGTTGACAACCACACACTTGTCATCGAAGTTGTAGTCTGCTTCCGAAAACAGACTTGTGGTGGCAATGAACTTTCCAAGATCGAAAATCGCGAATGGCTTGGGGAAGTTTTCATCCACCTTGGCTTCTGCCATGATGTTCTTTGCTGTAGACACGGTGCGAATCACGCTACCCTTGTCAACATAGATTGATGAACGAATGCCAGAAAAGTTTTTAAGGATGTCAAATGTCTTCTTGCTGATCTTCATAATTTAGTCCTCCTCCTCAAGGTCATCCATGAGGTCTTCGTCAATTTCTTCGCCACCATTCACCATATCCTTGAGATCTCTCAAGTGATGTTTGCTTTCATGTCGGTGTCCTCGTCGCTCATGCTTTCTACCGCGAGAAGATGAATGTCCCTTATCGAAGGGGTCTGATCCACCAACATCTTTCCAGTTCTTGCTCACTTCTCTGTCTCCTTCTTCTCTACTAAGAGTTGAGATAGGTAATCTACACCAAATGTGTCCTCAATCAACTTCTTTCTCATATTATTCTCTGATATTGTCAAAGGAATGTAATTGCTGAACCCTGGCATATTCTTTGGACAATGAACGCGAGGATAATCCAACTTGGAATAATGATTCTCATCAAGATTTGTGAGTTGGGTGTGTGAAAAGTCCCCGCAGTTGCAAGCCTCGCATATGAATGAATTTGGATGCTTCTTGCTTTCCAATCTACTTTCACATGAAGCAAGACCTAAAGTTTCTGAACCGTGACACGATATGTCTCGCATATCACGAATTTCTTCAGAGACTTTAGCACCAACCAAACCGCGAGATGCAAGAGAATCTGCCACTTGCCATGCTTTTGCAAATCTGCTTCTGAGAAAATAGTTTTTCATCGATTGATCCTACTAAAATTGTTTTTCTTACTGAACGTGAGAACTTCTTGAAACTTATCTGTGAGTTGATCTGTCTTGTGTGAGATGACAAATATGTTGCATCTCTTGCCAAGGCTCTTGATAAGTTTCATAAACTCATCCATCCCTGTCGAGTCAAGGCTTGAATCAAATACCTCATCAAGAACCAAAAGGTTGCAGTTGGTACTGTTCTTCAGCCTTGCAATCTCTCTCCATGCAAGCAATAGTGCCAAGTCAATACGCATCTTCTCACCTTCACTGAAGGAAGCGTATGTGAACTCATCACGGTGCCTCGACTTAATCGTCTCTCCAAAGTTTTCATCAAGATTGAACTGCACGAAGAAGTCCATACACGCAAGGTAGTGATTTATCAACTTATTCATGATGGGAAGATAGTGCTTGATGATTCTCGTTTTGATGCCACTATCTTTCAGAACCGTTTGTGCAGAGGAAAGAAGTTTCTGTTCTTCTTGCTTCTCGTCATAATGCTTTTTACTGTCTTCCCATTTCTGCTCAAGTTCATCAAGAACATCCTGTTCAGTTGTCAGGCTTTGCTGAGACTTTTTAATCTTTTCCACGTCAGCGTTGAGACGTTCAATCATCTTCTCAGCAACGGCAAGTTTTTGTCTGTGTTCATTCAGAGCAGACAAAAACTTTTCATACTCAACTTCGATGTTGTCTAACTTGTTGTCTGTGATGAATTTTCTTTCGGCGGCAATGCGCGATTCAACATCAAGAAGAGCCTTTCGAATCTCCTCTGTCTTTCCCTTCTTTATTACAATCTCTTTCTCACGATGCTCTTCTGTGAGAGACTGTCCACATGATGGACAAGGAACATCTTTCGTGGTTACAAGAATTGATGTCTCTTCAGTGAGAATATTGAACTTATTCTCAAGGGTGTTTTTAATCTTGGTCATGTCGCTGATGGATTGTTCCTTCTTGCGACGAAGATCTCGGTTCTTCCCAAGTACAGACAACACGTTACCACCCTTGACCACAGTCGCGGACAGAGAATCGCGAGCCTTTTCATTGTTCCGTATCTCTTCCTCAAGACCCTCAAGAGATGATCGACTCTTCTCCTCAAGAGCATCAAGATACTTTCTCTGCGTCTCTTTCTTGCTTTCTAGAATCTCCACCGATGTCTCACAGGTACGCAGATCATCCTTGTTGGTTGAAATTCTATCCTTGAGAACAACATTCATCGAAGAAAATACACCAATGTCTAATAGAGATTCGACAATGGCTCGCCTATCAGCCGCTGGCAGTCTCATGAAGGGGACATAGTTCGTGGAGCCAAGTATCACAACTTGACAGAAAGCCTTGTAGGACATCTTGAGGATTTGCTCCTCAAACATTTTCTGATAGTCCTTGGACTTGGAGTCTTGATCCAAAAGTTTGTCATCCTTATGGATCTCAAATACCTTTGGGTTCAACCCACGGCGAACAAGATATTTAGAACTACCAACATGAAACTCGCATTCAACAAGGCAATCCTTATTGTTGATGCTATTTGGTAGTTGTGGGATGTTTATGTTGCGGAAAGGCTTGCCAAAAAGACAGAAGGTAAGCGCATCAAGGAATGTGGTCTTACCCGCACCGTTCTCACCACAGATCAGAGTCATCTCTGTTTTGGCGAGGTTCAACTGCGTGAAATAGTTGCCGTATGAAAGAAAGTTTTTCCAACGAATGCTATCAAAGACTAACATTGTTCACTCCAACGGTATTTATACAGCCACTTCAAGACCAAGCATCGGATTCTTTTGTTCAAACCAAGCAGGAACATTTCCAAACTTCCACTTAGCAAATCTAGCCTTCTCACCAAGGTAATATTGGCGATAGGCAACAACAGCATCCTCATGCTTGTACTTGTCGGGCATTGCTTGTGCGAATGGAGTCAGTTTGTTGTTGTGAATGATGTTTGTGGGAACGTGTCTACAGAACCAACAAGTCATCTCAAATGCCTTATGGGTCTTTTTATATCGGTTTGTATATTCACAAGAAAGTGCATGTGTATGATGTGCAAGCCACATGTAGTTCTCAACCGAATGTCTTGCCCACACCGTGCATGGGTGATTCATGAATGACATTTTATAGAGATCGACAGGAGCGTAAACAACATGACTCCCTGCCATGCGATGAATTGTAGAGAGCATCTGACAGCCCTCCACAATCATCTTGACTACATGTTTGTCGCACATATTAATTGCTGCGAGTAGTGGATCGCGATTCAATACGAAGATGTTCATACTAACAGTCTATGTCAAAAAAACAAGATGTCAAGGTTAAGATGATTCATATTCTGGTAAACCATAAGATTCAGGTGCTTCAAGCCAAACTCCCCTACTACCGGATGGTATCGATATAGTAGTAGGTAGATTTGTTTGTGTTGTGCTTGTTTTGGTCAGTGTGGTTTTATTCGGAGGAACTGTAATTCTCCACAATCTCTTTGTTGAGTCATCAGTATATGCACCACTCACAACCACATTTGTTGCAGCCTCATAAAGATCTATTCTATCTACAAGACTACCTGTTGATCCCGTAGGACCACATGGTGTGGCTATGACATTTCCACTAATATTACTCCATTCAACAAGAGCAGAATTTATAAGAGACATATCCCCACTAACAACGGGTGTAGTATTAAAAACTATAAAATAGTTTGTTCCAGCAAGACAATGATGGTAAATATCTTCAACAAAATATTCAGAAGCATATTCTCCAGTAAATCCATTTCTGGCAAGACTAGATGCGAGATCGCTCGGACTTCCATTAATAAGGAAATTAAGACCCTCTTGTGGAGCCTGTGGTCTTGATCGTAAAATTCCACGAACTCGCTTTTGATTCGCAATCAATGCCTGATATGCGGAATTTGAAAATGTTATTCCACCCTCACTCACGGGATGCCAACCAAGTTTTTTACCATATTTCGTATCATCGTCAACACCAGGAGATGGCGGATATCCATAGGTCGTTCTTAGATATGAAGCCAGTTCACCGTATGAGTGGTGCGAGTGTCCATACCCAGACAATATAAAAGGTGTTACCTTACCCAATATGCCACCACCATCCACAGCATATTCTGCTTCTGTTGCAGTTTGGTAGAAAACTTCGGATGAAGTAATTTTACAATTTTCAAATCCAGGTGTCCCGCGTAGAGAATCTCCTATGATTTTAGCCTTCAAATCGCCCTGACAAAATAATTGATTTGCTGTGTCCCATGCTCTCAATACCCTGCGAGTCTCGTCAGAAACATAGGGACTCTTAAAATCATTACGATTAGTGACTGTTGTAAAATATGACAATATTGCTTCAGCACTTGCACCACATGCCCCTATGCCGTCCAATGCATTTATTTGATCGTATGCTAATTTAAATTCTTGTGCAAAAGTTCTGTTGGTAATACTAGATGTTATTCCATTAAACCTACTGTCTTTTACTATTGCTTCGGTTGAACGAGCATCAGGTATAAAAAGGAAACTCTGTGTACCGGTCGCAAAATTTATTATGGCATTGTCTGTAGATGCTAATGAGAAATATGGTGATCCAAGAGAAAAGTTATCGGTAAAGGACTCTGAATCATCATGAAGATATTTAAATCCAATTCCAATATTTCTACACTGTTGAAGGAAACTTAAGAATGATTGTTTTGCGACAGATCTATTTTCATATGCCCAAGGTGTTAAAAACCTGAGTGGTTGGGTGTCGCCGTATTGCCATGTTCCCCCATAGTCTGTACTCAAGAATGTTATACCAGGTGCTGAACCAGTATAAGTGGTTCCATCCGCAAGCCTCTTAAAGTAATAATGTGGATTTCTATGACCTCCAGGAGGACCATCCGTAAGCCAATATCTCGGCAATACAACTCGTCTTTCAAACGGCAATTGTTCACAAAGATTTTTAAACCCTTCAAAATGAGCAGCGGTAAGTCCTAAAGTATTTCCCGCACCACCACTCTCATAACGGTAGGTGTTTTCATTTACTGTTGGGGAAGTAAAGTTTCGTGGGTGAACCAGCGGAACAATGGTTGGATATAAAGATTGTCCATCAGATCCTGTATTGGCAGAACCCCATGAAGCGGCAAAAACAGCGAAATCTAATGCTCTAAAAAATCCAGTCCTTGATGTATCAGGTGGCTCAATCAAACCATTGACAAGTTCTTCGTAAAGTTCGTTGAAATACAAAGAATCAAGACCCTCTGTTATTCCACCCTTCATACAAGCATAAAGAAGTTCGAACTCAGATGTACGAGCATTTCCTGTCCAGAAATTTTGTGGTGGCTTTGTTGGAGTTCTTCTGTTTGCATATGGAAAATTGGAGACAACCGTGCCTTTTCCACCCGATTCCATATTTGGTTCAAAGAAAATACCAAGAGTCTTGTCATACCATCCAGACTTATTTAAGTGATTGTAGTATCCAATTCCATCATGGAAATGGTCAACAATAGTTGTGTTTAAAGCAAGCATAGTTGGATAAAGATAGAACAAGCGGAACCGTCTATCGTGTATCCAAGGAACGCCATCATTACCGTTGTTGAATATCGTTCCAGGAACTCTCTTCCATTTGATGTCCCCGTCAGTCTCAACCTCTATGAATGTATTATAGAAGCATGAAAATGCACTCATCACAGACTTACTTGTATCGGCAAGATACTCTGGTGTGGACACAACAAATATCTCTCCAAGTTCACTACTTCCACAGACACCCATGCCCCATATGGAGTTTGAATATGTTGTTCCCCATTTTCTCTGCCCCAATAACATGTCGTTTGCAGAAGAGAAAAGATCACTTGCCTTATCGCCATCAAGACACCAGTGTCTTGGATTTGTATCTCCAGCAAATCTTCTCTGATCATTTCTGTTTGGGTACAACAACCCAACATCATCCTTGAACATGTATTCAGCAAACTTTTCAACACCAAGAACAACTCCCTTGTTTGCATTTGGTCCAGAGTTTCCAAAAGTATAGTTGTATTGATCTCTTGCCCATTCTACTGGAATATTTTCAACATAACTTGCTCCAGAACTTGCAATATTCGTCCAAAGCGTAAATCCAGGTTCTTGCCAACGATGATATGTTCTTTCCACGACTGCGCTTGCATCCATCACAATATGAGCAAAGCCGTCGAAAGGAGACTTAAACTTTTCCTTCCAGTGAGAAACAGATGCATCAAGTCTCCACTTGAAATAGTTCTTATTCCCAGCAATAGTTGGATCTTTGTAGAGTGCAAATGGAATTCTCATTTCGAATCCTGTTCCATAAGGAAGACATCCAAGATATGCGATGAATTCCATGGAATTACCCCATGTCTCCGAAAGTTGATTCAGAGATTCAAGAAGAGTCTCTCCATATCCATAAGAAATTCCCACCACATCGGTCATTGGTGGTCTTCCAGCAAGTTCTGAAAGAGTTTGTGGATCTGATGGAAATGTGCTGCCATTGAACATCAACAAACTATTGTAGTGGAAGCAAAGACCAGCCCGTTCATTGGCATTCCCCCACCAAGACGAATAAGTGATTGCATCAGGAAATCGAATCCACGGCGAACCAACCAATACTCTATCAGCGGAGTAACCCCCACCAGTTCTACCATAATCATTGAATGGAACTATTGATATTACACCAGCATTAAAGCAAACGCCTCTATAAAGAGTATTCAAATGAATATCTGTTACACCATCAACAACAACTCCAAGTTCACCAGATCTCCCCATCGTGTGATTAGACAATAAATCTCGTATTGTTGTGTTTTCTCGCATCAACAGATACATGTCAAACTGAAATGATTCTGCTGTGTATCTGTCGGTCAACCAAGGGTAACGTCTCCAATTTCCAGAAAGACTATTCATTGCTCCACTAAAGTTTCCATATGGACTATGAATTAACGAGCGACGAATGCAGTTGTCATAGTTTGCGCTATACCCCATATGAATCTGTTGTGGTAAAGAATTTCCAGGATACCAATCAAACTTTGGGTGATATCCAAAGAAAGCATTACCACCATTGAATAAGAAATCCTGAGAAAATATTCCGTTTAAATTATATTGAACAAATTTATTCGACGCTCTTTGTGGACTTCTTGCTCGTTCAAACTTCTTGTATGCAGAGCGAACAGCGGACGCAAAATCTTTTGGGTGTGTTAGAGGATCAAACCACCCTTCATCTCCATTTGTTGTATAATTAAAGGCAGTTTCAACAGTTCCACCCAAGATAAGTGGATTTATACCACTTGAGATGCCCAACAATTGCATTGTTGCAGATTTACCGAGGTCAGCAGTTGCAGCAGACCAACCTGGTTCATATCTGCTTATGAGATAATTGAACACTCTATTAAATTTCTCTTGAAACTCTACATTTGGTGTTTCTGTAATAATAGTGGGAATACGAGTTCCTTGTTCAAATATAGAACTCTGCGAAGAGTTAACTCCAGACAACTTTGCATTTGTCAACTTGACTTTGTAGTTGTTTAGAACTCGTATGTTCGTTATCTTCATCTCGTTGACTCCGCTTCAACTTCCATCTTTCCTGAAAGAAGTTTGCTTACTATTTCTCCACCACTTACATTCTGAATAAGTTCCATATCATAAAAATATCTACCCGCCTTAAATGCGGCTGTTGTATCTGCCGTCAAAACAAGGCGCATGAATCCAGTCGCACCACCAAGTAAAAATACACCATTCTGCACAAATCCTTGAGTGCTGCCTGGTTGAAATGCGTAGGTCATGGTTGTTCCTATGGTAAATAGAATTGGATCGCGATACTTCGATTTTCTAATCTTCATTCGAACATTATAGTCATCAATAGAATACACCAACGTACCAAATGCATTTATCTCTGATGTCAAAAGAGACAAAGGCTGA